GAAAATACTCGTCTCTGAGTACCGGAGTTTTTCCCCGATACTATTTTTTAATTCTTTTTTTGTGGGATATTTCAATAAAATCATAATTTTATAATAGTCGATACACTGGTAGCTGTCAATAGAATAGTAATTATTTTCCTGTAAAATTACGGACTAATATCTGTAATGATCTAGGTTCTAGTACATCAACCTTGGCGTGCATCGCATCCAAATTACCCAGAAGAAAATCAGCGAAAATCCTGCCAAGCTTGGCATCATTTTCCAAAGCTTGGAGCCTATCCGCAGACATCTCGTAGTCTTCTGCAGTACAGCTATAACCGCTCTCGTGTTTATCTTCGGCAACGTGCCGCAAATAGTCCACAAATTCTAATGTGCTAAATTCGGTAAGCATTTTTAATTCCTTGTTTAAACTTGCTATCGGTCACAGCTTACCAGCTGAAAAGCATTTTATCATTATCACCATATACGCTATATAATGAATAGTAGGCTGGTGAGTTGAAGATTGCCTTCAATGATTCGCTGCTATCGTCTATTTTAATACTAATCCGATAGTCTTCATGCTCATCACTATAAGTGGTCCGTCTACTGCTATACAGGCAATCTATTATCTCTTGTTCCGCTTCGTCAAATGTATCAAAGCTATTGTGAATCGCCCAATATTGTCCACCATTAATCTCTACATCAAAGCGTTTAGTCATGCTAGGTTTAAACGTGCTATTGGTCATAGCCTAATACCAATTCCAGTTAGCATGACCGCCATATGTTCTATATAATGATTCGCTGCTATCTAGTATTTTAACACTGATCCGGTAATCTGAGCTATCATCACTATCCGTACCACTATACAGGCAATCTATTATCTCTTGCTCCGCTTCCTCAAATGTATCAAAGCTATTATGAATCGCCCAATATTGTCCTACCGGCAAACGCTCGTTTATCTCTACGTCATAGCGTTTAGTCATGCTAGGTTTAAACGTGCTATCAGTCATTACTCAGTCAACTCCAAGTGTCCCGTTTCGCCGCATTGCATGCATTGAGCGGTTTCGAAATTGATGTTATTAGCCGCTGCCTTAGACAATCTAATTGGGCGGCATTCATTGTCGTCATTACCGAGGCACCCAGAAGTACAAAGTAATTTGAGATTCCTAGTAGTCTGTTTCTTGCGTGGCGCGAGCGTAATCTTCGCATGAGGATACTCGCCTATCTTGTCACAAATAGTGTTCAAGGTTTCCAGCAATTCAGGACCGGCAGCATTGCAAGTAGGTTTACCCACCATGCCTATGTCATTTTGAATTTTGACAAACGGTCCCTTGTGCCCACTTTGGCAATCGTCTATGGCATGACCGTTCTCGTGGGCAAGAACCGACAAAACCTTAAGAGATGCATCGCGCATATCTTCAGGACTGTCTGACTCGTAACCATAGAGCATGGTAATACAAATTTCAGAAATTCCTATGGCGGAATCTGCTGAAGGGTGACAAATGCCTACAATCTGTTTTTTTGACGGGCGAGCATTCCGGTCAGGATAGCCGCACGTTACCTTAATCTTGTCTAAATTCATTGGATGCCCTGCCGGTTTAAACACTAGCGCATTGAATTCGGCTTGAGCTTTTTCAAACCATTGTTCGCGATTGATGTTTGTTAGGTCTTGCACTGTTTAAACTGCTAATGATTTTATTGAGTAGGCTAGTGGCTTTAAGATGGTGGTGCCGGATAGTTCTTTCAACTGACTAGGGATTTTCACAAAGCGTTTTAATTGCTTTAGCGGTTATGCGCCCCACTATGGTTTACCGTGCTTTTCCACTATCTTTTATATACCACTAGCCTACCGTAAAAATCTCCAATTAATTTTTGACTGTTGAATAGTATCAAATTTTTACAAGCTTTGCCTAAACAAATAGTTATAAGCTTATAACCATTTTGTGAACCATTTGAAGCTAAATCCCACTCACACTTTTTAAAGTTTGTCAAATAATTTTTGGTTATAAGCTTATGCCATTTTGACATATTTAAAAAATGAGAATCATTCTCATTTGAGAATCATTCTTATTTGATAATTATTCTTATTTGAGAATCATTCTTATTTGAGAATCATTCTCATTGGATAATCATATTGCCAAAAGTTATAAGTATATAACCTGTAGTTATAAGGTTGACATATTTCCCAAAGTTATAAGCATATAGCCACAGGTTATAAGGGGGTAGGCAGGTCGCCATGCCACCCCCAGCCCGTACAAAAAACACAATCTTGTATATTTCCAACATTTCCCTTCGGAACCATTCTAAATGGCGGCATCCCATCTAAAACTTGACAAACATTTAAAAGGGGGTATTAATTATTAATCATTACTTTTGAAGCTATATAGAGGTTTGTTAAACTTTATAAGCTTAAAAAGAGTGCTAACCTTGGGGCCTGTTACTTAAGTATACAGTTGGATTTCAAGTTTGTCAAGTCTTTTTGAAAAAATATTGAAAAAAACTTGACAAATCCTATATTCAGCCCTATAATGTATATCTATGACTCAAGAAATTCAAACAACTTCTAAATATTTAACAGAACTTTCAGGTAGTATACAGTCTAACAAGAAACGAAAACTATCTGAAAAGCAGCAAAGTTTCTTGGATAACCTATTAAATACAAAAGGTGATCCAAAGAAAGCAGCAGAGCTAGCAGGGTATGCCGAAGGTAGCTATCCACAAGTAATGAAATCATTAAGAGAAGAAATGATAGATCTGGCCTCTCATATTCTAGCTCAGTCTGCACCTAAAGCCGCCCTTAAATTAGTAGATGTAATGGATTCTGAGGAACCTATTCCACAAGCTAATATGCGTTTACAAGCTGCACAAACAATCCTAGACCGCATAGGTCTTGGAAAGGCAGATCGTGTTAATGTAAACCATACGGCTGATGGAGGTATTTTTATACTGCCAGCAAAACAAAGCACAGACCATGTTATAGATATGAAAGCTGATACTGTTAACTATGCGTAAAAAGCGTGGGGCAGGGTCTATTCCGTTTGGCTATGATGTAGATTCTGAAGATTCTGATTATATAATATCAAATCAGGAACATTTAGATACTTTACAAAATGTAATAATTTCTGTTGTTCTTGATTCTATTAATTTAAGAGAAGGATCAGAATGGTTACAACATAAAACAGGGAGATATCTTTCTTCTAGAGGTCTTCAAAAACATATAGATAAAAATTATGGGAAAAGAAACTCTAGTGAACGATTGGAAAATCAATTCAGACTCTTATCAGAAAGACAATAACGGTAATTTCATTTTAAAGTTAGATGGAACACCAAAAAAGAAATTAGGGCGTAAAAAAGGAAGTAAATCTGCTGGTTATAATTATCATTCAGAGATAAAAGCGAAACGAAGTGCTGAAAAATCTTTGAAAAATAAAGCAAAAAGGATAAAAACTCTTGCAACACAATTAAAAAGTGCAAAAGAAGGAATTAAAAAACAAAGAAAGATTCAGCAAAAGCTGGATGAGCCGCACTCAAAGAAAACTATTTCAGGGAAAGTCATTACCAAAGAAGATATTGAACGACTTTTACCAGAAACCGCAAGAGAACAAGTTTATGAAAAAAATATTATCTTTGCACCAAACCAAGGACCGCAAACAGAGTTTTTAGCAGCACCAGAACGGGATGTTTTGTATGGTGGTGCAGCAGGAGGAGGCAAATCTTATGCAATGTTGGTAGATCCGTTGAGATATTGCCATCGTTCTGCACATAGGGCATTGATTCTTAGACGTTCAATGCCAGAATTAAGAGAATTAATTGATAAATCCAGAGAATTATACCCAAGGGCATTCCCTGGATGTAAGTTTAGAGAAGTTGAAAAGATATGGAACTTCCCTAGTGGAGCTAAAGTAGAGTTTGGATTCTTAGAAAGGGATGCAGATGTCTATCGTTACCAAGGACAATCGTATTCATGGATAGGTTTTGATGAAATTACACATTTACCTACTGAATTTGGTTGGAATTATCTAGCTTCTAGGCTGCGTACAACAGATTCAGGAATTGAACCTTATTTACGTTGTACTGCAAACCCTGGAGGTGTTGGCGCACACTGGGTAAAGAAGCGTTATGTTGATCCATATGAACCAGGAGAATCTTTTAAAGGAGATGATGGTTTAACAAGACGTTTTATTCCTGCAAGATTACTAGATAATCCATATTTGGCAGATGATGGACGTTATGAAGAAATGCTTCAAGCTCTTCCTCCTGTTCAACGGAAACAATTACTAGAAGGGAATTGGGATGTAACAGAAGGAGCAGCTTTTACAGAGTTTGATCCTGATATTCATATAATTCCTCCATTTCAAATCCCAATAGGATGGGAAAGGGTTAAAGGAATTGACTATGGATATGCTTCTGAAAGTGCCTGTATATGGGCAACTATAGATTCTTCAGATGGAACACTAGTTGTTTATCGAGAACTATATAAAAAGAATTTAACAGGTCGTGATTTAGGTCAAGTAATCACAGAGATGGAATTAGAAGACCCTTTTTCTGTAGCTGGAGTTCTGGATACAGCAGCATGGGCAAGAACAGGTACTACAGGACCTACAGTTGGAGAAGCTTTAATATTAGCAGGACATAAACTTAGAAAAGCAGATAAAAATAGGATACAAGGTAAAATACA